ATTGAAATCTTCAGTAAGTCATTATACACCGGAACAGATGTTCTTAATGATTATCAGGATTTAACATATGGATCTGTTACTGAAAGTATTGATGAAAAATTCTATAATTCAATTAACGGTGAAAGAATTAATAGAACAAACTTCAAACTGACTACAAATAATACACCAATCTTCTCAAAACAATTTAATCCAAATTCAGTATCTTTAGCTGCAACCACTGGAATATTCACCATTAAAGATCACTTCTTCTACACTGGTGAAGAGTTGATTTATACTCCAAACTCCACAATCGTTGGTGTTGGAACCAGTGCTATGATGACAAGCGCTACTGATGTTTTACCAACTTCAGTATATGCTATTAAACTTACCGAAAATACTTTTAAAGTTGCAATAACAACCTCAAATGCTATAAGTGGAATTGGAACGACATTTACTTCCTTGGGAGAAGGAAATGCTCATAGATTCACTATGAAGAAGAAAAATTCCAAGTGTATTATTACCGTTGATGAATTAGTTCAATCTCCAATTGCATATACCGGAATAGCACACAGTTTATCGGGAAATATTGGAGGTGTATTAGGAGTTAGCACCACCTTTGTTTCTTTAAGTGGAATTTCAACAATCAATATAAAAGACATATTGTATGTTGATGATGAGTTCATGGGTATAGTTAATGTTGGACTTGGAACTACAAATATTGGTCCAATTACTAACAGTGGAAGTATTAATCTTGTTGAAGTTGATAGAGGATTTGTTGGATCTTCTGCAACATCTCATTCAGATAACACTGAAGCAAGAATTTACAAAGGAGCATTTAATATTGTAGAGGATGAAATTCACTTTACAGAAGCACCTAGAGGAAATCCTCAAATAGATAAAACTAAATCTAATTTAGATTTTGAGACATCTTCATTCACCGGAAGAACATTCCTAAAATCTATTGTTGATAATGGTAGTAATTTGCGAGATACTAATAAAGTTTATGATAATATATCAAATCAATTTACAGGAATAGGAAGAACATTTACATTAACTGTTGGTGGAGCAAATACCACTGGTATTGGAACTACGGGTGGAAGTGGTCTTATCTTCATTAACAGCATTTACCAATCACCAAAAACTGCAAATAATCCTAATATATTCAATTATGAAATTAATGAAGATATCTCTGCAGGAATAACAACTGTAGAATTTTCTGGAATAACAAAACCAGATATAGATCCTGTAGAATTTGTAACCTCAGATACTGATATTAATCAAAATGAAACTCCTAGAGGTGGAATTATAGTCTCACTTGGATCTACTCCTGGACTTGGATTTGCACCACTTGTAGGTGCCTCTGTAACAGCTGTAGTTGGTGCTGGAGGATCTATTGTATCTGTTGGACTGGGAACAACTGATAGACTTGGATCGGGATATAATGGATTAGTTTCTATTGGAGTTAGTGTTTTTGAAGCAGGACATTCTGGCACTGCGGCAACAGTAACAGCAACAGCAAATGTTGGTGCAGGTGGAACATTATCATTTAATGTTGTTGGTGGTGGCACTGGATATACAAATCCACAAATATTTGTAAACGATCCATCGTATGAAAACCTCCCTGTTACTGGAGTTTCTAGACTTGGAGTTGGAGCAACAACAGATACTGGAATTGGATTATTAGTGGATGTCAGAGTTGGTGGATCTTCTACAACTGTAGGAATAGGATCTACTCATTTTGAAGTAACAGAGTTTCAAATTTCAAGGTCAGGATATTCGTTCCAAAAAGGTGATGTACTTAAACCTGTTGGTTTAGTTACGGATTCTAGGTTATCTTCTCCAATATCCAATTTTGAACTTACTGTACTTGAAACATATTCTGATAACTTTGCTGCTTGGGAATTTGGAGAACTTGATTATATTGATAGTATTAAAGAACTTCAAGATGGAAATAGAACCAGATTCCCACTCAATTATAATGGAGAACTTCTCAGTTTTGAAGCTGATAATAATGAACCAATCAAAGATAATATGAACAATGTATTGGTAATCTTTATAAATGGTATTCTTCAAAAACCTGTAACTAATTACATATTTGAAGGTGGAACATCCTTTATATTTACAAAAGCACCTTTATCTCAAGATGAAGTTGAAATTTATTACTATAAAGGACTTAAAGGCACTGATTCCGTACTAAATGATAATGTTAAACCAACTATAGAACCTGGTGATATTGTTCAAGTTAGAAGTAATAACACTATTTCAAACACAGTAACACAGGAAAATAGAACGGTTTATAATTTAACAGAATCTGATAGAATTGAAACTAATCGTTATAGTGGTATTGGAGTTGATGATAAAAATCAAAAACCAGTTTCATGGACTAAACAAAAAATAGGTAAAAAAATTAATGGTGAGTTTATATCCAAAACTAGAGATTCAATAGAACCTTTAATTTTCCCAACCGCAAGAATTATTAAGGATGTATCAACAACTGATACAGAAGTGTTTATTGAAAATTCAAAATTATTCAGTTTTGAAACTGATGATGGTGGTTATAATGATCTTTCAACTCCATGTGATGGATTGATTGTAAACGGAATTGCGACAACAGGATTCACAACTGGATTAGTTGAAAAAATCACAGCATTCAGCACTATAAACGGTTCTTCTGGAATTGTCACTGGAATTACAACATCTGCAGGAACTGCATCTAATCCATTAGCTATTGTATTTACAATTATCGATACTGGTGCAACACTCAGTGGATTATCTACCGGATATCCCATTTATATTAATGAAACTAATGTTGGCAACGGTGTGACCTCAATTAACACTACCGGTTTAAATTCTAATACGGTTGGTATTGGAACTACATGTTTAGATAACATTTATTATGTTGGTGATTGGTCATCTAAACAGTTAGCAGGAACCACATATGTAGGAGTTATAACCTGTAATGTGGACTCCAATACAAACATTGTTGGAATTACTACTACCGGAAGTCATCCAAATAATATTGTTGGAAGATATTCATGGGGAAGACTATCTAGTGGAACAAGATCTTCAAATCCAGTGTCGGTTGCCGTAACTGGAAATGTTGTTTCAGGTTTAGCAACATATCCTACTATTCAAAGGAGAGGTGTTGGAATTAGAAAAACCGGTGCTCTTCCCAAAATAGAATCTTAATTATATCGTATAAATATCTAAAAAACTATCAATATGGCTGCATTCGTAACAGATCAATTTAGAATATTGAATGCTGGTTCTTTTGTAGAGTCTATCAGTAATAATTCTTATTATGCTTTTTTAGGACTATCAAATCCAACATCACCAAATCCAGGATTTGGTAGAACTACTAATTGGGATACAAGTACAACTAATAATCCTATAGATAATTTACAGTATCTGTCTCATTATAGAGATACTAGTTTATTTGGTAAAAAAATTACCACGGAAAACGCTAGAAGAGTTGTAACAAGAATTGATTGGATTGAAAATAATGCCTATGATATGTATAGACATGATTATGGACAGAGCAATCTATCTCCTGTTAATAAGTCTTTAACATTATATGGTGCAAAATATTATGTAATTACTGATGAGTTTAAGGTCTATATCTGCCTTGATAATGGAACTTCTGGATCCACAGGACCTACTGATACAGTCACTGTTCCTTTATCAACAGTTAAACCAACGCAGACTGATCCAGAACCAAGTTTATTGAGTGATGGATATGTGTGGAAATATTTGTTTAAAATTTCACCATCAGATGTCATTAAGTTTGATTCTACGGAATTTTTTGTTGTTCCAAATGATTGGTTAACCACTACAGATTCTGATATTCAAATAATCAGAGATGGTGGAAATTCGGATAATAACGATAATCAAATCAAAACAATATATATTGAAAATGGTGGAACTGGATATCAAGATGGATCTGCAGATATTGTAGGTGATGGAACTGGAGGAAAAGTAAGTATAAAAACAACTAATGGAGTGATAACTGAAATAACAGTAACTCAAGGAGGTAAAGGTTATACTTTTGGAGCTGTTGACTTAAAGAGTCAAGATGGACAGAATGCAAAATTGATTCCAATAATTCCACCATCTAAAGGTCATGGATATAACATTTATCAAGAGTTAGGAACTGATAAAGTATTACTATATGCCAGATTTGATGATTCTACCAAAGATTTTCCTACAGATACAAAATTTGCTCAAGTTGGTATTCTAAAAAATCCAGAAACTTTTGGGGGAGGAACAACTTTTAATGAAAATCAGTTTTCATCACTTTCTGCTATTAAATTGACTAGTCAAGTATCACTAGAAGTTGGAAACGAAATAACGCAAACTGTAACTAGCGGAGCTGGTGTTACAACAGTTGCAAAAGGATATGTAGCTTCTTACGATAAAGAAACTAATGTTCTAAAATATTATCAAGATAGATCCTTATGTTTTGGTAATAAAGTAGATCAAACGGATTCTGACTCAACTGCTGCTATTGTAGGATTTAGCACTGCTGTTACCGGATTAAGTCCTGCTGGAACCATAGATACAAGTTTTAATGGTAGTGTGATGACAGTTAATTCTAAGCAAATTAATTTGGGAGTTAATTTTACAAATGGACTTGCAAATCCTGAGATAAATAAAAAGACAGGGGATATAATTTACATCGATAATCGACCCACAGTTCAAAGAGACTCTAGACAAAAAGAAGACGTTAAAATCATTCTGGAATTCTAAAAAAAGATGGCACAAAAAACAGACTTAAATATCAGCCCATATTATGATGACTTTGATAAAAGTAAAAACTTTTATAAAGTTCTATTTAAACCAGGATTTCCAGTTCAGGCTAGAGAATTAACCACTCTCCAGTCTATTTTACAAAATCAAGTAGAATCTTTCGGAAGCAATATCTTCAAAGAAGGTTCTATGGTTCTTCCAGGAGGAATAACTTTTGATAGTGAATATTGTGCGGTAAAATTAAATGCTACCAATTTGGGAGTAGATATTTCAACCTATATTAAAAATACCATTGGAAAAACTATAACAGGACAATCTTCTGGAGTAAGTGCTACTATTAAAAATGTTGTATTTACGACAGATAGTGATGAAGTAGATAATTTAACGATTTATGTAAAATATGGTAATGCAGGCACTGATTCCGAATCAACTACTTTTACACCTGGAGAAAATTTAACTGCATCTGAAAATATAATCTTTGGAAATACTGTTATTAATGCTGGAACAGTATTTGCTTCTGTTTTAGAAGGAGATGCAATATTTATTGGTTCTGCTGCGTCTATTGATAATGGAGTTTATTTTGTAAGAGGTAATTTTGTCAATGTTTCTAAACAAACTTTAATATTAGATTTTTATACAAATATTCCATCATATAGAGTTGGATTAAAAGTTAGTGAAACTATAGTTAATGCTAAAGATGATAGTTCTTTATATGATAATGCAAAAGGGTTTACAAATTTTGCAGCACCTGGTGCAGACAGATTTAAAATTAATTTAACTTTAATTAAAAAATCTTTAACGGATTTTAATGATACAGATTTTATAGAACTTCTTAGAGTTGATGATGGAAAAATAAAGAAAGTAGTTGATAAATCAGTATATAATATCATTAGAGAT